TACTTTTTGCCTTGACCGTCTAATTGATTCAGGAGATGTGACCATTCGACCAGCAATGGCATTTAAAACATCGTAGACAGATTTTGCACCAAGTTCTGCAAGTTCTTCACGCCATACATCGGCAATCAGTAGTGCGTCATCGTCACGCATTTTAGTGCTGGTTTCAAGTCGTTGCTTAACTTGGTTTATAATTAAAAAACTTTTCATATTAAATTGTTTTTTAAATTACCTTTATACATTTTCTTCAATGCTTGGTTGCTTCTCTTTGCAACTGGGTTCAATGGTTGCCAGTCAGGAATGTCGTTAATGTCGATAAATTCTTGACGTGTCGTTTCAATTGGTTCTTTTTTAAGTGTAAAGTATAGCATACATAAAAACCCAACACAACCGATGTACACGAATAACAAAATTAAATTAAACATTTTCGGTTACGTTATAAATACCTACATAAATAACATCTTCATCTTCACCGATGATAGCGTCGTTATTTCTAAACTGCTTAGTTCTTGAGATACAACCTACCGTTGCATCTAACATTTTAAATACCACCCATTCGTAAGCATCAGCTTTAGTAGGGAAATTTTGAATAATTGTCTTTTTCATATCGTTTTTAAATAGTTTTTCCAGTCGTTTAATGTGTTAAAATATGCTTCATCAAATTCATTTTTTGACATAGGCAATGTAATGTACTTCACACCATTTATCCAAATGGTATAAATTCTTGTTTTTTTATTACTTCTTGTTTTCATTATCTTACTGACATTAAATTTTTGCTTTGTTCACGATACATATTAATTGACTCGTTTATTGCGACAAAATCAATTTTATGTGCATTTCTAATTTGTTTGCAAATTGCATTTTTTGCATCTTTATAATTGTCAAAATCGTAAAGTTGCTCAACAAATTCTGCCATCATATCTTTTAAAGTAAATGATGTGTTAAACTTGCTTAACTCATCATTTAACATTTCTACAATAGCAGTTCTGTTAGTTTTGCAAAAGATAATTACTTCTTCTTTTGCTTCAAATCCTAAATTGATTGTGTATTTCATATTGTTTTTAAATTGTTTCTTCAATTCCTAATATATGATAAAATGTAAATGTATCTCCATCTTCATCTTCTATCCAACCTTCTTTCATTCTATCGGATAAAGAAATTTTTTGAAATGCGTGTTTGAAATCTTTTGCTTTTTTTGTTTTTGAGCAAATTCCATATTTGCTTGGTAAAAAAATTGTAAATGTTTGTTGAGTTTTCATATTATTTTTCTTTTAGTATGATACAAATATACACTTGTTTTCTATATATGCAAACTTTATTTTCAATATTGCAAAAATAATTATAAAAGATTACATTTCTTTGACAATTGATTGCAATAGTTCATTGGCGTAATATAGTTTTTCGTCAATAATCTCTTGTACATCTTCAAGTTCTATATGCGCTATGAACAAGTTGTGAGTATTTGGCATTCGTTTATCGTAACTTACAAAGTAACCGAAGTCAACTGCACTTGCAATCATACCCAATTGCATTTGCCAATAGTATTCGGGGTGTATTTTTAGCAAATCTTCTGCACATTTAATACTGCGATTCTTTAAATGTATGCCACTATTGAAAGGATTTTTTATTTCTACCAAGCAATTACTACCAAGTGCATCAGGTGAATAACCTGAATACTCGCCATAAGGGATAAACGTGTACGTTTCACCGCCGTAGTAAGTATAAAAATCATCTTGGTTGTGTTGGAATACTTCAAATGCTTCTTTTTCGTTTTCTGTTCCCCACGTCAATGCTTCACCCCAAATTGGTTTTCTAATACCAGTTAGCAACTCACTTGCTTTTTCATAGACAAATGACTTTGCAGTTTCTGAAAGGTACTCCGATTTATTTCTCGGAGTACCCATAAGCTTGTGAATTTCTGATGCCGTGAATTTACCTTGTCGTAAACCTAACCATTTTGATTCATCGTGTGTTATAGTAATGTCCATAAATCTAAATCAAAGTTTCATTTAGCTGCGATAAGTAACTTTTTGTTGTCAGCACTTATAGTGTACTTGCGTTCGATATCTTCTAACAAGCCACCCGTTTGTAGATGTTCTTTTGCCTTTATCCACGTTGGGTGTTTAGGCGTGAGTTCTTCTTTTGCAATTGGTTTAGATTGTGGGGCTACATTACCAGTCGCACTATTTCCGTCATCGTCTGAACCATCGTCAATGTTTAAGCCCAAAAGACTACTTAAAGAATAACGACGGGCATACGTCACGCCAGAACCAAGTTGTTGTGGGTTGGTTGCATCTTTGCATAGAATGTCATAAACACTTTCAATCATTTGACCCGTGTCTATGTGAATGAGTTTAGTCACAACACAAGTATTTATAACTGGCTGCACCAATACTAAACCATTCTTTTTTAAGATAGGTGTGATAATAGATAAAATGTGTGGTAACGTTGCATACTTTGACCCTTTAAAAAATGGGTTAGCAGCATCCTTTTTAATTGTCGGGCATTCCGCCTGAAAATTACTTACTGATAAAAATAGTTCTTTCATATCTTGTTTTCTTTTTTAAGTTCTAATACAATTTGTGTTAATCTTCGATTACCCATATCATCGAATAAATGCCAGTCAATTGCCTCATCTCGTAAACCATCTTCATCGTAGCTAACAAAAGTATAAGGAATTAAATCTTCAGGGTATTCGTCAATAATTAATTGTTGTACAATTTCAGCATCGTATTCATAATCATAATCACCATCACACAAATGGCATTTAGCAAGGGAAAAAACAACGTAACTCATCATACCTTGTACTCCTTTATAATTTTAAGTGCCGTATTTAAGACGATAAGGGCTTTAGGTTGAATTACATCACCATTAAGGTATTTACGAACCGTAGGCATAGATATGCCAGTACGTGCAGACACCTTTGAAACGATGCCGTGACGCTTGTTTAATTTGATTTGATTAATTACTTCTTGTATTTCCATAGAACAAAAATACAAAAAGTTTTTAATATTGCAAATTTATTTACAAAATTAAGTAAATATTTTTTGTGCTAAGTGGTCAGCGATAGACTGAGATAGCGTATCTAAACGCTTTTGGTTTAAGGTAGGTGCAATAAAAGGACGTGCTTTTGTACCACGTTCGCCTATATTTTTTACAATTACCTTTGCTATAACTGATTCTATGCCTTTATTAAAAGCCGATTTAAACACACCATAACGTCGTTTTTCCTTCATCCATTGCAAGATGTCTTTGTATGCAACTTGTTTAGGTTGTTGCCCTTCTTCGACGTTAATATAGTACTCGTTCATTAACACAATGTAGTTCACCCCCTTTGCACTTGCACGAATAACGGGCTTAATGTCGGCAGAAAGTGAACCACTTGCATTCGATTTGTTCTTTGCTAATTTATCCCGTAGTGCCGTAATTAAATCATTGCCCCAATTAACGATTATTCCGTTAATGTCAGGGGTTTTTAAGTCATCAAATAACGATTTCTTTACGCCTATGTCAGATAAATCAACTTGCTTCATAACGTCTTTAAGGCTTCAATAAGTTTAGGGTGTGGATATACATCGGCTTTGTCTTTGCGTACGCTATTGTGCGTAAAAACACCATTTGAACCACTTAACGCACGTTTAGTAACGTCCCAAATATCTGCGTTATAACTTAAATCTATTCCGTATTTAGTTTTCCAAAGTTTTAACAAGTCCACAACCGATGCTATTTGTTCATCAGTGTAGTTTTGCCAATACTTCTGACCTTTGTAAGGTGTTGCAAGTTCACACACTTGGTCACTTGGTACTTCCGAATTTACATAGCTATAAAATTTATCGCCTTTTTTTACCAAGTAACCCCAGTTAACTATTTCAATACCTATTGAAATCTTATCTAAGTGCAAAAATGGTACGCCATTTGCTTTAAAAGGTGCGCTTGTTAGCCCTAAGTGATAAGCCCAATGCTCAGATTTAAAGCCCTGAAAGATTGTACCATCACGTCCGATAACTACACACGTACCTATTTTGCCGATTTTGTCATTTTCCCAAATGGCGAATACATTATCGCCTTTGCCAGTACCAGCCGTGTGATGCAAGTACACTTGTTTTTTGGGTGCTACCTCTTTATAGTAGTCGTTAAAGATTATTTGTTTTAGTTTCATTTATCAATTTGTTTAAATACCATTGTGCTTTTAGTAAATCTTCGTGTCCGTTTTTTCGTTCATATCTCCAAATGTATTTTATTACATTGCCTTTTAAATAGCCCTTAAATGATTCTTGACTCATTGTGCTTTTAATTGCGTCAATGCATTCTATTTCACCTTTGTAGTGGAGTGGGTTTATATTACTCATATTCTGTATGTCATTGCATTTATTGTAGTTGTTTCAACTCTATTTTTCATAGTACGCTCAGGATTAATTTCTAACCATCGACCGCCCAAAGGTTTTGGAGTTGCACCACGTTCTACGTGCCAACCACCTAACCCTTTATTATATTCCTCTTTATAAGTTGCAGTTCTCACCATTAAAATATTTCTTAATTTGACGTTAAATTTATTGTCTAAATATTCATTGGTATAAATTACCTCGTTGCATTCGTGTACGTGTCCCATCCAAATCAAATCCGCACCTTCAATAAAACTTGACATTCTATTGAATTGAATAACGCCCTTTGTAACTGGTCCACCACCACCAGCACCGTGAAAATATTTTATTTTAAAAGACTTTCTAATGGTTGCACATTCCTTAAATTGATAAACAATCCAACCACCATAACCACCTACTTCAATAGATGTATCACACTCACGATTTAAACCAAAAACAAAGCGTTGTATTACGTCCGTTTCTTGCCTTTTGATTATATTAGTTTCGTGGTTACCATATCCAACTACTTTAATTAAATGGGCATAAGGTTTAAACCAATCAATTGCATCGTTTACAACGGCGTCTAAGTAGCTATTTACGTTATGCTCTGGTCTTATGTCGGCTTTTGATTTTCGTGGGTCATATGCACCTTGCATCAAACAAAAAGTATCGCCATTTAATAGCACATCGTTACCACCTTTAAGGGCTAAGTCTAAATGTTTCTTCAAAAGTACTCTATCACACTTAGGATTGTCCCAATGCAAATCACTAAGTAAAAGAACCTTTCGTTGTTCAAAAGGCACGGTTAAAATATGTACGTTGTTTTTCATTTAAAAAGAAATAGCGTCACAATTATTGAATAAATAGTGGCGTATAATGAATATTTTTTTAAAGATTTTTGTTCTTGGTCAATTTTGCAAATGACAAACTCCAAATCAGAAATAAAACTATCTTGAAATTCAATTAAAGTGCTATCTGTTGCAATCCGTTTTTGATAAATTAAATTTATCTCACGTGCTTTTGCCCCTTTAATTAGATAGTAGTTTGCGTTCTTGAGAGTCGATGAATCGATGGATATTGATTGTGCTATCGAGCAGTTTGGTGCTATAAGGAGAATCAAGAAAATACATAAATAACGTGTCATATCTTTTTTCTATTTTGATTTTTTCTTTGTTGATGATTTTAATTTTCTCTTTGTACTCCACTTTGTAAGTAGTATCAACAAAGCTACGGGAAATATTAGAACCACCGCCCACATCACATAGGAATGTCGCAATAGCTTTCAAGATAAGGCACAACACAACTAATTTCAAGACCGTACCCAGCAATGACGTCAGTTTTTCCGTCGATAAAAGGTTCTGCTTTTGCGTTCGTTGACCATCCAATGGCTTCTTCATAAGAATTTCTTTTTAATAATGTTATAATGTCTTGTAAAATTAAAGCCGTGTCCGATAAAATTTCTATCAAGTTAGATTGACTTTCAAAATGTCGGTCAATAACAAGCATCAAAAATTGATAGGTCACTGTTTTACCTTCACTATCAAAGTCAAAACCATTTGGAACTAACCAAACTAAAGGATAGAATTTTACTTCTTCTTCTGCCATTGCATTCTCACCACAAAAAAAGTTATTTACTTGCTGGTGACTTTCTGCTGCCGTTTGGACTTGCTGAATTATTTGGTTTAGAGTCATTGATAAATTTTAAAAGTTTGGCTTCGTTTTTTTCCCTTACCTTACCCTTAAGGTCGGATGAAATAATATCTTTCGTCGCAGTCATTGTTGTTTGGTAAATAAATCCCACCGAAAACTTGTACATCTTGTGGGAAAATGGTGTCACTTGTTGAACCACTATTTAAAAATAATGGAAATATATTGGTGTTCGCTAACAAATAATCACGTAGTCTATTAGCATAGTACTCAGCTTTATCTCTATACCTACGTTCAATCATTGTCATTTCGTCAATAGTAACTGGCGTTGCGTTCTCGCTATTACGACTTGCAACGCTTTTATTTAGCATTTTAAAGGTCATAGGAAGCATTGATTCTGTCAACGTGTAGTACTTTAAGCAAGGTGCAATATAAGTGTCTAAAAGGTTCGTATTATTAGCCGATAATGTACCCGCAAATGCTTGTGTTTGCAACTCGTTATACAACCCACTACCAATAATATCACGAATGTAAATTTCTTGTGATTCTTTGATAGCAGATTTCAGTAATTTATCATCGACGTTTTCGTTGATGGGGCTATTATCTTTCAGATAAGTAGTGCTGATTAAATAAACAAAGTTTGTCATAATTTCTTTCTAACTAATTTACTATTCCAAGCGTGACGGCAATGGTTTATGTGTACGTCGGTGTCAGGTATTGTGTACCACCCACCACGTTCCTTCCAAACGTCCCTATCTACACGGCTTGAAATCGTGTCAATTTCTGTGCGTGTGTAATATCTATTTAAACCTATCAATTGACGGCAAAAATCACGACTTGTATCTATCAATTCAGGTTCACCAGTAAAGGCAGCATCCAACCCGTACTCATAACGTAGTTCTATTTGAGTGTCTACACTTTTTGAAAGTTCACGTGTACCTTTTGTAGATGTTTTTAGTTTGCCATTGTCGGAATTAATTAAACCATCGTCAATCATTTGAGTGATTGCGTCCATTACTTTCTGTGCGTCGATGTTAACGTACTTTGCAATCTCCCCTACTGTGATACCATCGTTTGCATTTAAGATTTGCAAAATGGCAGTTTCTGATGCACTTGCAAACTCAAATTTACAAAGTTCATAGTCATTCTTTGACACTCCACACTCAGCAAATAAATTTAAAACATCTTGGTCGCTTTGCTTTTTAGACATTGCAACTTCTTCAACAATGGCAAAACCTAATTCTGCACGAACTTCGTTTTTGTCAAGAATACCTTTTTCAAATAGTAAAATATAATCTTGTCCAATTGGTGGCTTGTTTGTAGTTTTTAACTTAGCATCAGCCATATATTGAAATACCACATTAAAAGACGAATCCTTTATTTTTTGGCGTGGTTCAATATAAGATGTTTGAAATAACTCGTAACCTTCTATTATCTCATTACGCTGACCTAATGTGCCAGGCGTTGCTATTCCAAAAATAACTGGGGTACTTACTCTATGCCCTACAAAGATTTCTTCTTGTACTTGGTCGTTTAGTTGTTGAAATTGTTTGTCAAAGTCAGATGGTTGTAAGTTGGTGATTTCTGCGGGTTTTTCGTTCTGCTCATTATACATAATGATTAACCCACCACTTTCTTCAGCTTCTGCACCCTGATAGTTCTTTTTAAAACGACGTTTAGCAATTCGCATTTCTTCGGGCGTTGGTTGTCCCTTAAACATTTGAATTACTGTCTGTGCAAAAAATCCATTTTTGATATTACTCAAATAATAGTTACCTATCTCTACGTCAATTTCAATGTACTTTAAAGCACCTATATAACTAGGCAAAGGATATTTTCCTTGACCAGCACGATACATTTTAAACGCATATACTTGCTTATTTTCCCTTGTTGTAGGGTTAAATAAAGGGTATTCAACTACGGCTTCACGGCTATTTCCCCAATCTTCTGAGTAATACGCACAATCTTTG